ACTCTTCCTCCTTATCCTTACCTATTGTAATGATTAGGTCTGCCTCACCAGCCTTGTCTGTCTTGCTACCACGCAGCAGTGATAGCGGTATGTAGTTCACATAATCAGCTTGCTCACTTGCCTGACTAACAGCGATGCATGGGCCAAACTTCTTAGCCAAATCCCTAGCCCATTCATACAACTTACCCAACCTCAAATCATCACGTGACTCCTTATAAAATCCCTGCACCTTATCCAACTGATCAAACACAATGAGCGAAGGATTAACTTCCTCAAACAAAGAGTTTAGTTTACGCACATCGTTCAATCCCATGTCATCGTTGATGATGCGAATACGTCCACCTATTTCCTCTGCATACCTCTTATCATATTCATCCTGATTAGTCAACATGTCGGATAGAGTAGTTCCGAAGTGCGCCTGTATAACCCTACTCATAACCTTACTGCTTCGTTCCTCATTGTTAATCCACACTATAGGGCGTGTAGCATCCTTCATTTGTGTAGCGAAGTGCGTCAACTCAGCGGCAATGAACGTGGTCTTACCTGTCTCTGGCCTAGCAGCTACTACAACAAAGTCTCCTATGCGTAATGGCCCTGCACTTTTATTCAACTCATTCAAGCGCCAGTTCAAACCTTCAGAAGCACAATCACCTATTGTTTGCTTGAGGCTAGTAGGAACAAACAAATCATCTTTGATAATAGCACCACCAATCTCTCTTGTGTATGTAGAGTAGATTGTGTGTATCTCATCTATATTGTGTTCATCGTTGCCTTCCGCTACTGCTCTGGCAACATTGAACATTTGTGTAGCATAATCTCTAGTGATGTAGTTCTTAAGAACATCATCAATAACACTGCTCTCTACATCTTCTTCATCAATCTTTTTAAAATACAAATCATAAATCTTGTGTTCATCTTCCTTAAACTTAACAATAGTTTGAAAGAATGTTTTAAACTCTGACCAATTAACAACATCAACATCAGGATATGATCTGTAATACTTGTTAAGATTAGTCAACAACTTCCACGTTTCTTTGGATACGGCGTGTTCCTTGATGTAAGGATAGGTTCTTAAGAACAACTTCTTATCACCCAACTTTTTTAGCAGCGTAACGTCATGCATTGATAATCTCCTTGATTACTCTAAATGGTGTTTCTTTAGGTTGTTTATTTGATACCCTACGCACTTTACACAGAGCATGTAACTGCCTTACAGCTTGCAAGCTACCTGTAAATCCTGCGTCGTCTTCATCAAACCATACAACAACATCAGAATACTTTGATATGTATGGAATTAACTTATCACTCACCTTACATCCCAACATGCACATTGAATTGTAACCTGCCGCATGAATCTTGTATGCACTAACAATGTCTTCGACTAACACAAGTGTGTTGTAGTTCCCTACATTCCACTCAGGACGAATGCCACCATTCTGTTTTATAGTGATGTATTTGTATGTAGTTTTAGGTTTATATTTCTTAGACCAATTAAACAATCTTCCTTGCCAACAATTTCCTTGTGCGTTAAGCCACAGTCTATCCTGAAACCATTGCACGTGATTCTGTGTTGCAATGTTTTGATCTAACTCATAACTCAACCACCACAATCTTGCTTCTATAGGCCATTTACTTATATCGTTTTCACCAACTCCATCATTCAGCGATTGTAACATTGCCGTGTTTGTCGTACCAGTTTCTTCAATCCTTTCTTCAGGTTCAAGAATATCAGAGATACGATGCATAGTATCACGTGTTCGGTAGTAACCACGCATTTGACAGTGATGACAATAGAACAAATATGCATCAGGCGTTAGTTTTATATACAAACGCTTCTTGGTGTCTGTTCCGGCAGGACAATCTTTATGGTTTACGTGTGTGATGTCTGATCCAAATATCGCAAGTCCATGAAGGTATGTTTCCATTTCAGAACGTTTAAAGTATTGTTTCATAATTGTTCCTAAGAACAAAGCCACTCTGGTTGAGGACGTTTTGTATATCGCATGTCAATCTGTTTACTTTTGTAATAACTACGATAGGATTTTACTGCATCATCTTGCTTGTGTTCGATAGGCATAGCCAATGCGAACGGGGTTAAGACAACATCATTGAACACAGGTTCATGAATGTTTGCAATGATGTCTCGACACTTGTGTTGCTTACCATATCTATAACTATACTCATCACACAACGCAAGACCATGCAACTTAAGCCACCTGAAATTACCTAGCGTCTTACCTGCCCACACAGTGCATGGGTGCTTGGCATGTGTAGGTTTGTACGGGCCACCTGCTACAGTGGACAACATCTGTGCAGACTCTAGGCACATTTTAACAACATGCTTGTCACATTGCATTTGTGCAGCTACAACAGGGTCTTCATCAAGAACAAATATGTTCATTTTAATTCAATCCTTATTGTCTTAATAGATTGTTCATCAACCTCAAACGCCCATTGCAGATTCTTAATTGCATTTTCAGGCGTAGAGTATAGGCACTCACTAGTATACCATACATCATCCGTAGTGTTATGCCCATACGCTACATAGCCTACTCTGCTATTACTATTTGATAATGCCATTATATATCTCCTTATCCAAACACTTTCGTATACACATCTGAAACAACCTTCTTATCACTCTCACGCAACTTAGCCATGAACGCAAGATTGAACGCGGCTTTTACATCACCGTGTTTGTCAATCTTCTGCGCCCAATTGATGAGTGTGCGTGGAGACATTGTAAGATTGATTGCACCGTTGTTATACGCATTGCGAACAAGGTGTGCAAACTTCACCATGTTATTAGCTACATCCCTGCTCACCTTACTGCGATTACGGATGACGTTAATCTCGTGCTTCGTATCCAGATATCCCAAGTGAACCGTGGTAGTGAAACGATCAAGAGTAGCACTGTTCTGCACTGACGTTCCTGAGAACGCACCGCTATCATCACCTTGACCAACCGTGTTACCTGCACAGATGATGCGGAAGTTCTTGTGCGGCATAATGGTCTTGTCTTCACTGCTACCCGGACGTTCTTTCAGGTAGAGATAACCATCGTCTTCCAACAGGTTTTGCAATCCCATGCTAATCTCAGGGGGCATCAGTTCCCACTCGTCAATCAGCACCACACCACCGTGACGCACTGCCTCAGTGATAGGGCCATCCTCCCACACAGTGCTACCATCACGTGCAACTAGCTGACCGAACAGTGTGCTACTCTCTGCATCAGCAGACATGTTGATGCGAATGAACGGCGCACCCAACTTGGCACACACATACTTTACCAAGCTGCTCTTACCTGAACCAGTAGGCCCGCTAATCAGCACCTTGTCACCATCAACAATGGCTGACGTAATAGCCGCTGCTTCCTCAACTTGAACAACGTAGTCGGTGTCCACTTTGGGAATGAATGCAGACAACTCAGCAGGAACATCCATAAACTTTGCAACAGCGAAGTCTGGAATGTTCTTAGGAACGTTGCCGAACACATCAGAGAACATGCTCTCACCTTCCTTAAGCACAACTTTCTTCGCAACAGTAGGTGCAGGTGCCGGTGCAGGTGTATCGGGTTCAGGTTTAGATTCTTTATCACCCATATACTCAGCCATTGCAGACGCTACAAACTTGTCCATATCCAGAGGAATGCTAGACATTATACAACTCCTTTAAGAATGTTATTTGAAATGATGTTAAGTAATGCACGTTCAATATCAGATGCACGTTCAATGTTAGTGTTGCGTTTGTAATAATCCGCTACACCGCTATGACACAACCCAATTCCCAATAGTTCAACGTTAGTCTTCTCTATACTATTTATCACATCCTTAGTATACTGATCAATATCACCACGATAGTGACCACCACAAGGATAACCATCACTCAGAACAATAATCATCTTACGCTTTTCTTTACGCTTTGCAATACGAGTATATCCATATACCAAACTTTCGCCATCAACATTATCTAACAGAGAATACGCAACAGATGACATACTGTGTGCAATGTTAATGTCTCCAATCTTACTATCAAATTCTTTGATTGTAAACATCGTATGACCTTTACGTCTATCTGTAAATGCCAGTATCTCAACTGGTATCTGTAGCACATTAGATAATACTTTGTTAAGTATAATAGCAGACCCTACAGCATTGTCATACTTCTTTCCACTCATGCTACCCGATGCGTCAATGAGTATTTGAATAGCACAATCCAATTGCTTGTTTACAATTTTACGCTTGAACAATCGCTCATTCAATCCACCTGCACTTTTCATGCCAACTCTATAGAGTGACGATGAATTTAATTTACCCTTTTTCTTACCATACTCATACCTATCACGTGTCATAATCTGCAACTTGCACCTAATCTGATTAGCTAATGCTTCACCACGTGATGCTATACCCATATATACATCAGCCAATCGTTCGCTAATTTCATGTGGTTTGAGGTTACCCTTTTTACTAACAAAATTATAGTGCAATATTTCATTAGCAGGTGTTGGAATATAACTTCCCTTACCACCACCAACTACATCATCCTTACCACGACTATCACCATCTGGTGCATGTGTTGCATACGGAGTCGGCATACCCTCACTTTCTGGTGTGGCCTTACCTATTCCAGACACATGCCCTTCTGCGCCATCCGATTTCTCATCACCATCTTTTGATTCCTCGCCCTTCTTATGTTCAGGTTCCTTTTTTTCGCATTCATCAGGCGATAGGTCAAACACTTCCCTGAGAATCTTTTCAGCAAGTGCATATATTTCTATGCCTCCCTCACGCTTATCCTTAATTTTCCGAATGTTCCTAAGAACGTCGGCATAACCATTCTTGTGCAGCAGTTTGTAGATACGTTGCGCCTCTTCAGTGACGCAAGAAAACGGTTCCGCTGTCCGTGTCCACAAATCCTCACGCACATCAAAATCCCATGCAAACAAAGGCATGTATACATCTTGCGCTATGCGTGAAACCTCCTTGCCTTTCAAACCTTCAGCATACACCTTATAAAATTCCTCTGAATTATTCTTATCACCTGCATACTCAGAATCATTAAGAAAGTCTATGCGATGGTCTTCAAGCAAATTGTTAATGAATGCCAACAATCCTTGCGGGTTGTTCTCATTCAACAAATCAAAATCACTATACTTGATGTGACTTGTCTCATGCTTGACAAACTGAATCAACTTCACCTTGTCAGCATGTGACGCATATGCATCCATAATAGGTAACGTGATGCTCTTCCCGTTGGTAGACGGTGTGGCGTCACGTTCCCATACGATAGGCACACCTGCCCTATCAGCACATGCAGCAACATACTGCGTTATAGTGTAACTATCTAGCATATCACTCTCCGAGTTTATTTGCTAATTCTTTCAACATGAATACAAAAGCCTTCTGCCTTGCTTCATCTTCCTCCTTCACAATTAGAGCCTCAACTGTAGACAATGCCTCACTGAACAATTCGTCAGCAGACTTAGGCAACTTGCCTGTCTTGCACGCCTTCTCTACCGCACTCTTACCTATTACCTCATTGTTTACAATGACAGGCACACCTTTCTCGTATGCCTTCAGCACCACGCTTTTTGCACTACGCCATGCACTAGGCAATTGCTTCTTAACTGTATCCTTAAACTCTTTCTCAGCGTTCTTAAGAACAGTTC